TGAAAAGATTGTATTGCCTTTTTTATACAACTTATCAAAGTCTAATGAACCTTATATACATTGGCCAAATAGAGGACCAATCATCAAGGCTCAGATGGACAAAGTGTTAAAACTAACCAGGGGGTAAAAATGTTAGAAGTGAAAGCTCATCATAAAGAACTTAAAAGAGCAGTAAATGACGCCGAAGAATTAAGAAGAAATGATAGAACTTACAAAAGTTGGTATGATATGAAGACCCTAAAGAAAATCAAACTAAAAGCAAAGGAAAAACTAAATGCAACTAAGCAAAAACTTTTCGCTTAAAGAACTTACTGCTTCACAAACAGCAGATAGACATGGTATTAGTAATAATCCAAGCGAAGACCATATGGATAATTTAAAAAAATTATGTGATAATGTACTACAAAAAGTTAGAGATCATTATGGCAAAGTAGTATCAGTATCTTCAGGATATAGAAGTCCTGAACTATGTTTAAAAATAGGTTCAAGTGCGAAATCACAGCACGCAAAAGGCCAAGCCGCGGATTTTGAAATCTTTGGCGTGCCGAACGCTGAACTAGCAAAATACATCATTGAGTCACTAGATTTTGACCAGTTGATATTAGAATATCATAATCCAGAAGAGCCTAACAGCGGATGGATTCATTGCTCATATAAGAATGCTGAAGAAAATAGAAAGCAAGTATTAAGAGCATACAGAAATGATGATGGTAAGACGGTATATGAACCGTACGACCCTAGTTGAGCCGTTGAACGTCTTAATGATGATAAAAAAATAGAGCAAGATCGTATAATACAAATGTATATGATGAAAGGTACGTAGTGAAATTTACTATTGTTATGTTAATAGATTTTATAGGTCACCCTAAATTGGGTGACCATTATACTAACAATAGAAGATATTCCGAATTGCTTAAATTTGCTACAAGTAGCAAACTTGATAGAGATAATATTATTTTTGTATCAAATACTAAAGGCGATATGTTGTCTGAAACTTTAGATATGTTAAAGACAGCAGGATTTGATATTCTTTATACCCAAAGTGATGAATCTATAAACGATATTGTAGATAAGATTAAAGATATAAAAGGTTGGGATATAAAACAATATACAACACAAGCCATCATAGGTGGTTGTAACCTAGGTGGCTGTGTTATAAATGCAAAACCTACGAGTGCAGTATTCTGGCAACAAAAAGGTTTTAAAACTACAATACATTTACCATTATGTGCTGAATATGAACAACCAGGCGTGAATGCTGTTGAGAAAGTCTATCGTAGTATAGAACAATTAAATCATTTTACAAAAGAATATAAAGCATTTGCTATAGAGTATTGTAACGATTTTCATAGATTGATGTTGGCCTATAAATGAAGAATACAATTATATTATTAATAGACTTTGAAGGACAAAAAGAACTACAAGATCAAAACTATCTTAACAGTAGATATATCTCTTTGTTAGATATATTAAAACAAAGAAAAATCAATAGAGAAGAATGTATTGTTGTATTTAATGCTTTTAAAAAATATAATACAATATCTAATAAACCTAATGAGTGGGAAAAAATAGAAGAACCACAATTAAGCAATCTATGTGAATATGCATGGCTTGAAAAATGGCATGTATTTAATACAATGAAAGAAACTGAAAATGGTTTTAAAGATATAGATATTGAAACGTTTATAAAAGTTATAAAAGATAAGAAACCTAATTTTGATATTCACCCTAATAAAACAAATGTAATAATAGGTGGTACAGAAACAGCAGGTTGTGTTCTCTTTAACAAGAAACTAGGTGCTTTGAATTGGTCAAAAAGGAGTTATGATACCACTATCTACCTACCATTATGTGCAGAATATTCTTCTACAGGTAATACATGGTACGAAAAGCAACAAAGTGCAGTTGCTACACTTTGGTCAAAGATAAAAGAGTGCGATCCTAATGACTATAAAACGTTGAATATTGTTAGTGAGTTTAAAGAATTATCATTGCCTTGGACACAGACAGGTATAAAACCATTGTAGCTTGACAAAACTTGTAAATTGTGATATAATGAATATATAATAATTAAGGAAGGTATATTATGGCGTTTAATTATGTAAAACTGAATGAAGAAAAACTACCTAAAAATTTAGGTGTGAAAGGCAAGAACAAAGATGGTATAAGATATTATACTATTGATGGCGTTAATATGCCTTCCGTTACTTCCATTCTAGGTGCGATTCCCGAAAGAAAAGTAAAAATAGAAGGTTGGCGTAATGCAGTTGGTGAGAAGATGGCCAACTACATATCTGCCTCTGCTACAAATAGAGGTAAAGCAACACACACACTAATAGAAAATCATATAAGAAACCAAGATGAAAAATCTATGGGTATCACAGCTGTGACACCACTAGGTCTGTTTAGAATTATTAAACCTTATCTTGCTAGACTTGACAATATACATTGTGTAGAAGAATACCTATACTCAAAAGAAATAGGTGTTGCAGGTCAAGTAGATTGTATTGCTGAATATAAAGGCAAACTATCTGTAGTTGATTTTAAGACCAGTACAAAACAAAGAGATGAAGATTATAACTATGGTAACTTCTTACAAACATCAGCATATGCTAAAATGTTTGAAGAAATCTATCCTGACAAAAAGATAGAACAAACGGTTATCCTAGCTGCCTGTGAGGACGGGTTTGTACAAGAGTGGATACATGGTCCCGAGAGCATTGCAAAACACCAAGAGCTGTTTTATAAACATACAAAGGACTTTTTTGATAGAAATAGTATAAATAGTTAAGTGCAAAAACTATTAATAACTATTATATCTTTTCTATTCATTGGTGTATCATATGCTGACCACGAGAATGATATGGGATCATATCATTTTGCTCAAGTGCCAGCATTATGTGGAACACCAAATGCAATTAAAAAATACTTGGATCATCATAAACTTGAGCCATATGATATTGCATTAGGTAGAGAAGGTATGGAACCAACAGGTACGCCTGTATATATGATGACCTATTGGGTTAGTGAAGATGGACATGTGGCTGCAACAATTGATGTGCCACAAGGAACTGAAACATGTATTTTGTTTCATACGTTTGATAGAACGAAACCTAGTAAAGATTAGTAACACGAACTGAAGGAAGACAATGAAACTTGTAATGGTTATATTAAGTGCGCTAGTATTAACTGCTTGTAGCATAAAAGAGCCTAGAGTTTCTTTCGGTAAGAAATGTACCGTAAAGGAAGACAAAGTAGTCTATTCATACTTATGGTTGTATGATAAGTCTGTAGGTAATCCAGCAGATAAAAAGACTTGCGAATTAATGAATTAAATGTTGAAGGTATGATAATACCTAGAGAAGACCCGAGTGCAATTCTCGGCTACTCCACCATCTAAACAATGAAATTTAGGGGGTAGAGTTAGGATCGATTCATAGTTAAAACATACTGGAGTTTAATCGCTGGCAACGTAATGCCTTTTATAAATGCAAACAATAACTTTGCAATGGCAGCCTAATAACTGCTAAAGGGTTTGCCTGTACCTAGTAACAGAAACAGGCTTGACAAATTTGTTAATTATGATATAATATTATTATAAAGTGAGGTAAATTATGACAGACGACAATTCAGTAGATAAAACATTTGAGAATGAATCTACAAGAGATACCAGTCCCATGGTACGTATATCAGTAAAAGAGTATAACGATTTAAGAGATGAGGCAAAAGAGGCAGGTAAATATATAACTGACCCTAGTTTGATTTCAATTATTGATAAGATAGAAGAACTAACAAGAGCATTAAGAAGACACATAGTTAGAAAATACTAATGTTAATGAACAGCAAAAAGTTTGGTTTAATTATTGAAGGTATTGTAAAAGAAAAGCGTATCGGTTACATGGACGCAGTATTAAGTTATTGTGAAGACAATGACATAGATACAGCAACAATAGGACCTTTAATAAACAAATCACTAAAAGAAAAGATAAAAATTGAGGCAGAGAACTTGAACTTGGTTGAGAAATCAAGCACAGCGATCTTACCTATATGAATAGTTATGAAGCATATACCTTATATCTTGCTATTAAGTTGCATTTTACTTCCGATAGTTATGATTTTTACAGGCATAACGCCAAGGTAAATTCTTCATTTAATACATTTTTAAAACGTAATGATAGATTTTTCTTTCATAAACTTACTACTAAATATACAAAGGAAGAGATGTTAGAGTATTTTGTATGTAACTTCTTCCATAATTCAAAAACGTGGATAGGTAATCTAGTAAGGGCAGATGGCGAAAGTACATATAACAAATGGCGAAAGTATAATCAATCATTTACGTACAACTTTAGAGGTGATTGCGTATTGCTTAATGATAGGATTAATGCTGACGGGATTCGTTTTGATGATCTGTTTCTCGTTTCTAATGGCCAGCATCCACGGTTGTTACGACTATTGTTGTCGGATTCTATCTCAATTCAAACGGTAATCATACTTGACAAAGTATTAGGTTTTGTTAAACGTTGGGATAAAGAAATTAAAGAAACTATTATCTGGCCTGAAAAATCATTTAAGTTAAAGAAACTCAATCCGTTTATCAAATTCAATTTAACAAAGTGTAAGTTTATTATGAAAGAGGTATTTGTATGAAGAAATACTTTTTTTGGGTTACACTTGAAAACAAAGCACCTATGAAAGTTGCTGAAGAGGGAAGAACAGCCACAGAAGCAAAACAAATAGTTGAGAGTAGATTTCCTGGTGCAAAAGTAATGTTCGCTGAGGGTTTTTAATGAGTGAAGAAAAGAAATTAACTGAACAAGAAGTAAGAGAAGAATATAGACAGCAACGTAAAGATAAAATATTTGCTCAATGTTGGCCTGCTAATAATGATAGTTTTTATGAATGGTGCTCACAATACCTAGACTATCAACACATAACAAAGAAGAAGAAAAAAAAATGAA